ATGTGGGTATGGAGCCTGAACTTGGTGGCGAAGAAGATCTCGGCATGGCACCAGCAGGCGAAGAGCAAGCTGATATAGCCCCAGACGTTCCCTTAGCGGCAGCAGATGGAATAGGCTCAGCGTCCGCAGAAGAAGGTACTCCAGTAGAATTTAACGTAGACCTCCAGGCACTCCAAGAAGCAGTTGCTGCTCTAGAGAACGAACTGAGCGAAGACGAAGAAATTGAAATCAATGAAATAGACCTCGCAGCCCTCCTCGAAGACGATGAGGTTGAGATCACCGAAGATGATGGTCCCGATGAGGATCCTCAAGGTTCTGGCGAAATGTCTGGTGAAGACGGATCTGCCGGTGAAGGTGAAGCTGCCGCAGCACAAGTTGCTGCTACTGGCGAACAAGATGAAGAGGCGATGAAGGGCATGGAAGAAGATGTCGATTCTCTCGTCGATGCAATCATGGAAAAACTTACTGTCGATATGGGCGCCGACCTCGCTGGCTGGGCTGGTCGTTCCTCTGAAGACATCAAATATCAAATGGAAAAAGAAATGGCACATCGTCGTAGCACTGATGTCGCCGAAGAAATGAAAGATCTTAAGAAAGCTCAAGAAGAGTTGGTTTTCGAAAATAACCATCTCAATGAGAAACTTTCTAACTATGAACAAGCCGTTGGACAACTTAAGGAGAACTTGCAACAAGTGAACCTGTCCAACGCTCGTTTACTTTACACGAACCGTATTCTTAGAAATACCTCCCTGAATGAGCGACAAAAGAACAAAGTTGTCGAAGCGATTTCAAATGCTGGTTCTGTCACAGAAGCTCGTACAATTTTTGATACACTTCAAAGCACGGTGGAGTCCACGCCAAAACGCGGACCACAATCACTGGGCGAAGCAATCACCCGTCGTTCTTCTGTAATCCGTGCTTCTCGTCATGAGAGCACACCATCTGATCCAATTTCGGATCGGTTGAAAAAACTAGCAGGTATCAATTGATACAAATACAATTAATAGGAGGTATTTAAAAATGGCTGGAATTATTGATAGGTTAACCGAAGGTGTTGTTAACCGTGATATGCGCGCCGAAGGTCACGCTTTGTTAACAAAGTGGGAGCGCACAGGACTTCTCGAAGGACTGAACAACGACTCAAAGAAAAATGCTATGGCTCGACTTTTAGAGAACCAAGCAAAGGAGCTTCTCCGTGAGAGTAGCGCAATGGCAAGTGGTGATGTTGAAGGTTTTGCGGCCGTCGCATTCCCAATCGTACGCCGTGTTTTCGCAGGATTGATTGCAAACGATCTCGTTAGCGTTCAACCGATGAGCCTCCCAAGCGGACTCATCTTCTTCCTCGACTTCACATTCTCTGGCGATGTCGGTGGTAGTGGAAACACTCAAGAGCAACGAGGCGGTAATAAGCAGAACGAATCTATCTTCGGTACTAACCGAGTTGGTTCACAGATTACTGGCGGTGTTGGACTTGTTGGTGGCACATACGGCGAAGATCTTTCCGGTCCTCGTTCGGTAATGGGTTACGCGTATTCCTCAGCAACCGGTTCATCTGCTAACTGCGCCAACGGAGCGACAACTAGTCGTGTCGTCGGTGTTATCAAGCTTGACGGTGTGAAAAACATGACTGAAAACCAGAAGGCTCTGCTCGATTACGATCCTGATCTTCTTTCTCAGGCAGGTAGTAACTACGCTATTGTTTTAGATATGGCTGATGACGATACCAATGGTGTCTTCTCTCAGGCAGATTACGAGAACATGGGCGCTTTCGCTATTACTGATGTTATCCAACAGGACGACACAACCGGCTTTGCGGCTGACTTGAACGCAGGTGCTCTTACTGTTACAGCAATCAGCAACATTCGTCAGGTTCGTCGTTTGTCTAAGAGAGTCTCTTCTGATTCTCGTGGTGCTCCGTTTCAGTCTGGTTTAACCAGTCAGGCACGCGCGCTTCGCCTTGTGCTTGTTAGTGATGAGACTCAAACCGAGACCCTCACACCTTTCGCTGTTGGCGCCGCTCTACCAGCAAACACTGTCAACTTCCCGATCGACGATAACTTCAATTCCCCTACTGCTCTTGGTGCTGTTCGCGGCGCTTCCGAGTGGGCTCTTGAGGGTTCTGATGCTATCCCAGAGATCGACATCAAGGTGGACAGCATTGCTGTTACTGCACAAACCAAGAAGCTCAAGGCTAAGTGGACTCCGGAGTTAGGTCAAGACCTTAACGCCTACCACAACCTCGACGCCGAAGTTGAGTTGACCTCGATTCTTTCAGAGCAAATCGCTCTCGAAATCGATCGTGAGATTCTCGCTGACCTCGTTCGCGGTGCTACTGCTTCAACACGCTACTGGTCACGCGCCCCTGGTCTCTTTGTAGATGCCAATGGCTCTGAGCTTGGTGCATCTTCGGCTGCCCCAGACTTCACCGGTACTGTTTCTGAGTGGTACGAGACTCTCGTTGAGACAATCAACGATGTTTCTGCTGCAATCCATCGCAAGACTCTGCGTGGTGGTGCTAACTTCGTCGTCTGCGGACCAGAAGTTGCCAACATCCTTGAGTTCACCGCTGGATTCCGTGCTTCCGTCACACATGACGATGAGAACGGTTCTATCGGAGCAGTTAGTGTTGGTTCATTGAGCAAGAAGTTCGACGTTATCGTTGATCCTTACTTCCTCCGTAACGTAGTGCTCGTTGGTCGTCGCGGTTCTTCTTTCCTTGAAAGCGGATACGTATATGCACCTTACGTCCCACTGCAGACTACACCAACCATCTTTGGACCAGAAGACTTCGTGCCTCGCAAGGGCGTGATGACTCGTTATGCGAAGAAGATGGTTCGTCCAGATATGTACGGTATTGTTATCGTCCGCGGACTCCTCGGTGAGCAAGGCACTAGCTAAAACTAGCTAAATAGTCTTTACACTATACATGGCCCCCCTGAGCAATCAGGGGGGCTTTTGTATTTGTGGGCAATAAACCTCAAATTTTTTCGCCGGTAAGTTTTTGAGATTTTCGTTTTTAAGGTTTTGGAGACTATTTACTGTAACTTGAAATATTCTCCTTTGGGCGAGGCCACTGCCCACAGAAAGATCCTGTTCCGAGGTGGCTGGAACAGAATCATTGGGTAGGACAAGTTATTGCAATAATAATAAAATAAAAAGGAGAAATTATTATGGGAAGAAGATTAGGAGTTAAGAGGCTTAACGCTCTTAGCAAAACAGGCGAATCAGTTACAGGCTCACTCGGAAGTGGTGCTAGTGGCTCAGTTGGATACCGAAAAATTATAAAAAGCGGTAACGAAGTTACAACTGAACTTTATGTTGATTTGGCTTCATCGAAGGGAGCACTTTATCAGGCTGGAATCACTGGTACTATCATTGGTCACAGTTCATCTGCTGCCGGCGCCCAAACTGCTGGTAATGCAAACTTAACTCAGATTAACCAAAAAGAAAACGGTATCGTTACATTGGTTGAAATGACATGTGTTGAAACGCCCACAGGTGGTGATACCGATATTAACTTGATGCATGCTGCAACTGCTCAGGCATTTTCTGGCTCAACGTCGCTGACGTCGGTAATTAACGCCGGCGCCGCTGTTATTGGCGCTGAAGATGCTGCAGCGTTCGATGACAACAGTTTAGACGCTCGATATCTTTACTTGACGTATGGTGGTTCAACCGATAGTGGTGCTGCAGCAGCGTACACTGCTGGCAAGTTCCTTATCAGACTTTACGGTCACGTTGCACCAGAAGACGTATAAGGAGATATACTAAATGTCTAGAAGAACAGCAAGAAGAAGGATGGCTTTAAAGGCTGCTGCTGAAAAACCAGCACCAGCCCCCAAGAAAGCTGTTGTAAAGCCTGCTAAGAAAGCACCTGTGAAAAAGGTTGCCAAAAAAGCAGCTAAAAAAGAAGAGTAATAGTAATCTAATACTATATTTGTAAACCCCCTCGCTTTTGCGGGGGGGTTTTGTTTATGAGATCACTATTTAGAGAGTAGGAGAATATATGCATGCCGACTAACTTATCACCAAGGTCACAAACAAGTGCCATAATCTTAACTTCAACGGGAAGTACGAGCCAAGTTACCGGCGCCCTTCCGATAGGGGCATACACAGCATCCGCCCAGTTTATTAGCGGCGCCGCTGCTCAAGTTGCTTATGTTTATAAGAAGCTCGGAGGCGATGTTGTTGATATTGAACTCACTCCGGACAATGTATACGCAGCATATGAAGAAGCTGTTTTAGAATACTCATATATAATCAATTTACATCAAGCCAAGAATGTGCTTTCCAATGTTTTGGGTGAGGCTACCGGGACGTTTGACCACAGAGGTGAACGTTTAGACGGTGCAGAGGATGCAAGTCTTAAATACCCAAGATACACTTTGGGTTATTCGCGCCGAGTCGGAGATGCGGCCGCAGCAGCCGGCGGCTTTGGTGGTACGATACCACAGTACTCAGCCTCGTTCAAACCCTCGACAGATAAGCAAGATTATGACTTACAAGATATAATCGATACAGCTTCATCATCAGGCACTGACGACAGCGGCACAGCCGTGGATTACAACGGGAAAGTTGATGGTAAGAGGGTTATCATCACAAAAGTTTTTTACAAGTCTCCACGCGCAATGTGGCGGTTCTATGGCTATTACGGAGGAGCAGGTGTCGTAGGCAATATGTCGACATATGGGCAGTTTGCGGATGATTCAACCTTTGAGATTATTCCAACGTGGCAAAACAAGATGCAAGCGGTTATGTATGAGGACTCAATCTACACAAGAACTTCCCATTATTCGTATGAAATAATCAACAACAAATTAAGATTATATCCGACACCCAGCTATTGGGGCTTAGTCGAAGCTGATCGCATATGGGTTAGATTTTATGTAGACATGGGCGCTTATGATGATAATGACGATCCAAAATCCGCCATTAGAGGTGTAAATAATGTGAATACACTTCCTTTCAATAATCTTCCGTTTAAGAACATTAACTCAATGGGTAAACAATGGATTAGAAAGTATGCTCTGGCACTCTGTAAAGAGATGCTTGGGCAAATCCGAGGTAAATTTACCACTATGCCGATTCCTGGCGAGAGTGTCACCTTAAACCACGCTGAACTTCTATCACAGGCGAAAGACGAACAGCAACAGCTAAGAGATAAGTTGGTCGAAATGATCAAAGAGATGGAATACCCAGCGCTTGCGAAACAAGATCAAGAAATCAGCGATGCAGCGTCAAACGTACTTAAAATTACTCCATTGCCAATTTTTGTGGGGTAGCTTTAGATGTCAAATGAATGGAAAAAACCGAAGGCTCCACCACCTCCGTTATTCTTAGGTGAGAAAGAGCGGAACCTAGTCAAACAAGTTAACGATGAACTTATTGAAAAGGTAATAGGCCAACAAGTTCTCTATTATCCTATTGATATGGATAGAACGGATTTCCATGATTTATATGGTGAGGCAATTGAGAAAACATTCCTTCCCCCAATCCGTGTATACGCACTCGTTGAGTATACCGATTTTTCAACGGACTATATGGACGGCGCTGGTATCGATAAAACTTGGGAGATTAATATACATTTTCATAATAGAAGGCTGGAAGAAGATCAGGATCTCTATGTAAGAGAAGGCGACTTTGTTTTATACGGCTCTTATTATTACGAAATCGTTAAACTTTCCGAGGAGAAAAAGCTCTTTGGACAAGTTGAACATGACTTTGAATTAACTGCAAGATGCCGCAGAGCAAGAAAGGGACTATTCGATGCTACCTGATAACTTTGATTTCGCTATGATACCAGAAGGTGAGGGAGAGTTCACTTTAAAAGAAGTTGGCATGCTATCGTCTACAATCGAGGATATCGATTATGCGATTGTGTCATGGTTGAAAGAAGACTTAAACTTGTCAGCCCAAACGAACGAGGGGTATGTAAACGTACCGGTTTTATGGCAAGCTCCTGAAAGGGCTTTTCAAGTCAAGAACTCTAAAGACCTCCGTGATGACGCTGGGGCCCTAAAGCTTCCCTTAATCAGTATCGAGAGAACTAATATAGTTAAAGATCCAGCTAAGAAAGGTTCGTTCCAAGCGCACCTCTATTCGGTAGAAAAGAACGGACGTCCCGGAAGAATAGTAATAGCAAAAAGGATTGTACAAGACAAGACCAGAAACTTTGCAGCAGCTTCAGGAACAAGAACCAATGCCGGCAGCACTAAGCAGAAGTATTCTCCAAGGAGAAACACTAAAGTGGTCATACAAACTGTCTCGATTCCGATTCCAATTTATGTGGATATCGAATATAAGATTAGTATTAAGACTGAGTATCAGCAACAGATCAACCAGCTAACAACACCGTTCATCACTCGTACAGGGCAGATAAACGCATTCACTATGAAGAGAAAAGGTCATGTATACGAGGGCTTTGTCCAACAAGGCTTCAGTCAAACGAATAACGCCGCATCAATGGGCGAAGATTCAAGATTATACAGCACGGAAATCACTATTAATGTCTTGGGATATTTGGTGGGAGATGGAGACAATCCCGACACTCCAATTGCGAGAATAGATGAGAATGTTGTAGAGTATCAGTTCCCAAGTGAGTCCATAGTGCCTCCTGGTAACTTTAATTTGTGGGAAGATTAGACACTTCAGGAACTGAAAAGCGTTTTTATTAAAACTAGTGTATCCTTTCGACAAGCAAAATACTATTTAAATTATGATTGAGACATCAATCCAAAGATTATTCTAAAGAGGGGCAATAATATGTCAGTTAAAAGTTTTAAGTTTGTATCTCCCGGAGTGTTTATCAACGAGATCGACAACTCGTTCATTCCTAAGTCAGCAAATGCAATAGGGCCAGTCGTCATTGGACGTGCTACCCGTGGTCTAGCGATGACTCCCGTAAAGGTTGAGTCATATTCACAGTTTGTGGAAATGTTCGGTGATACCGTTCCCGGAAACGGCGGCGGTGATATCTACAGAGACGGTAACTACCAGTCTCCGATGTACGGAACATACGCAGCAAAAGCGTTCCTGAACGCGAACGTCGCACCCCTCACTTTT